TTTAATTTCACGTGTAGCGCCTGGTACATCGTAAGGATAAACTGGTGGTAAATATGTTTTAAATACCTCTGCTAATAATTTAAATTCTTGTTTTAATCCAACGTATAATCTTTTGTGTATAGCTGACATTACCCGCGATCCACGCTCCAATAATGCTACTGTCGTTCCGACTGCAGCTTGTTGGTTCATGTCGCCAACTTGCATATCAGCGATGGCCGCGAAACGTTGGCCTGCATTTACAACTATACCCATCAGTTGAAGTAAAGTTGAGTCTGGTCCTTTGAAAGGTAAAGTCATAAACTGATCTTTGATGTTGCCGCCCGGAGCGTCGACATCTCTAAACTCACCAGGCTGTAAAGGTTGTGCATCATCTCTAACTCTAATACCTCTAGACTTAAATCCTGATGGTAAGTTAGCTAAGGTTCCCGCATCCAATAATTGTCTAAGAGCTGCAGTGGCAGTTCTAGTTAATCCACCGATCATGTGTATTAAACCAAAACCATAAAAACCTGTTCCTGGTAAAAATTTAAATTGCACAAAATAATTTGTTTTTTTCTTTGACGGATCTTGTGGACTGTAATTTCTTCTAATTGATAAAACTTTTTGTCCTGCTTCTGCAACAGTTACAACATAAGGTAATTTAATTCCTGTAGGATTACCATCATCGCCCATGTCTTCATAACCCTCTAAATCTAAATTAGTGTGTATTTCATAAAGTGTGTATTGATCTTCTTGGCCGTCTTTACTAATTCCTTCTAATTCTAATTTTTTATCTTCTAGTTGGTTTTGTGTTACCGGTGGTGTTCCTAATTCTATGTCTCTATAAAATCCAGCTACTTGTTGTTTTCTTAATTCGTTTTCAGAAATTTTTATTACATGAACAATGGCTTCTGCATCTTCTAAAGAATTAGCAGAGTATGGAACTATTAAATCATCTGCTGGTACAAACTTAGACACGGCTCTACCCAAGAGGGAATCATAATATACTTTTTTAAAGGTAGAGCCGCTAAGAGGGAGATAAAAAAGCATCTGATCAAACTCAGGCTCGTATTCCTTCATTTGATCCATGATTTGGTAATTCATAAAATCTTTTACACGTTTAGCTTGTTCTTCTTTTTGAACATCTACATTTCCCATGATTTGTGTTCTGACCGGTCCGTCAGCTGGAAGTAATTCTTTATAAGCTTGTGCTTGAAATTGTGTAACCGCTTCTGCAAGCACAGGGTGGTTTACACCAGAAGCTCCTCTAAAAGGTTCTGTTCTTCTTTCATATTTAAATCCTAAAAGCTCTAATCCATTTCTATAAGTATCTTCCCAGTCACCTCTAGATTCTTTGTATTCATTATATTGCTCTACCATTTTAGAACCAAGTGGTTCTAAAACATCTTCACCTAAAAAATCTGCTAAGTTTTCAAAATGATCTTGACCACCTTCAGGAGTTACAGCTCTTGGATCAAAAGCAATTTCAGCTCCACCTTGCTCGTCCATGGTAACTTCTATGTTACCTTGTTGATTTTTTTTCTCTGTGATTTCTTCTCGTTCTTGAATTATTTCATCTTGCTTTGGAACTTCAATAACAGTTTCTGATATATTTGTATTTGGAAGTGGTTTATCTATTGTAGCCATCTATTATCCCTCTTTGTTTTTAGCTGGTGTGCCCTCTTTTTTCATTGTAGCAGTCGATTTTACGTTTGTCAATTTAGGCTCACCCACTTTAACCTCCATAGGATTAAGTTTGGCGTATAGTTTTATGAAATCTTGTGAAACTTTATCTTCGGTTTTTTCGTTAATAAAACCTCTAATTGGATCATATTTTATACCCATTATCTTTTTGCCCTAAACATTGTAGCAAGACCACCTCTTGCAAAGTATGCGCCTTTGCCAAAACCAGGGCCAGCAACTTGAACACCTTGTCTTTCTTTAGCAGCAGTTTGTTGTTTAAAAGTGCCACCACCACCTGGATCTAATTGAACCACATTACTAAATGCACCAGCTGCTCTGTCCGCCTCTCTTGTTTTAGCTCTTTGTTTTTCTAATTTAGCAGCCTCTCTTTCTTTTTTTTGTCTATCGGCTTCTGCTTTGGCTGCATCTTGTATAAACTTATTTCTCTCTTTTGCTATTTGTAAACTTCTAAGTTGTTTAATTAAGTTTGTTGTTTGATTAGTGCCTTTCATAATTGCTCTTGAATTAATGTCAGCTAATTGTTCATCCGATAAAGTTCCTTCGAGAATTCCTTTTATTTCATTAACACCTAAATTATACTTTTCACTCAACGTGTCTGAAACATTATCTATTCTTTTATCAAAAGTTTTATCGGTCATTTTATTTAAATTATAACCAGCCATTACATTTGAAGGATCATTATAATTACCAGTGTTAACTATTCTCCCTATATCATCAACTCTAATTCCCATATTACCGGCAATATTTTCTGCAATCGCTCTTTTATTAACAGGAAGTAAATCTGCTAGGCCTTGTCCCAGTCCTCTAAATAAATTTAATGTTGGACTTAAATTTACCATTGAACCCAACTGTGATTTTATTTTTCCCATAAAAGTTTGAGAACCAGGTTGTAAATTTACATCAGGCATATCTCCGTAATATGCACCTTCTAAGGTTACTTCATCTGCAAACGGATCATCAATACCCATTGCTTTCAATGCTTGACTTCTTTGATAAGCTTCAAACGCTGAACCAACTCTTGGATCTTTTTTAAATGGTGTAATCATTGGACTATCACCGTCCCTTGCGTTTTGTAAATCTACTCCAATAATTCCTTGATTTTGTTGTGGAGCTCCTATTTTTTTCTGAGGTTGTTGTGATTGATTTGTTTGCCCTAAAGTTCCTGCATCATAACCTTGAGCTGTAATTGCGTCTGCTATTTCTTTATCAGAGAAACCATAACTACTCATAGAATTGTAAATAGCTAAAGCTTGAGGGTTCGTTATTCCTCCAACGTTGAAACCGACTCGGCCACCATCTTTAAGATCTAAAAATTTCTTAGCAGCCATTGCGTCATCATCAAGTTTAGTTTCATCTATATCTATTCTTCCCCCTTCAATAGTTGGTGTTATATTTCCAAAACTAAAATTTTTTGGAAATGCATCTCCAAAATCTACTTTACCAAGAATTTGTTCTTGTAGTTTATCTTGAGCGCTAGAAGTAAGATTTTGATATCCACCTCCGGCCATATTTTCTAAAACTTTACCTACCGTTAAATTGTTACTACCTTTTATTAAACTTTCAAGACCAGCTGATCCACCAAGGGCCTCAGCTCCTGCTAATTCTAAAGGAGTTATGTCTTCTAATTTAAAAGGTTGATTATAAAATTTTTGTTTTTTTAAAAAATCAAATTTTACTCCGGCAGCTGGAGAAACTAAACCTTGAAACCTAGGATCTATATCTGATTTAAATACTGGTTTTTTAGTTTTTGTTTGTGCTGGTGGACTACCACCTCCGCCACCTCCACTACCGGGTGGTGGGTTTCCAAATCCCATTGATGGTGGTGCTTTAGCTGTGGTGCTTGTTTTTGTTCCTCCACCATATCTGCTACCCATAGCACCACCAAATCTAAATGGAACTCGTCCACCATCTTTCATTTTTTCCATGATTAAAACTTCTATTCCAACAGGTCCACCTTTTTTTAAAGATTGTTTTAAATCTTCAAGAGGACTCATTTCTATTTCTTTGATTTTAATATTTTCGCCTTTGATGTAATCTGTTAAAGTGGCATAGCCCATGTTATCTCTTTCGTAGGCATCAATTACATCTTCGTATCTTTCGAATTCCATCAGTAGTATTCCCTATCTATTCGCGGTAATGGTTCTTCTACATAATCGTCAGGAAGTCTTACAAATCCTCCCTGTCTAAAACGCATCAACGCTTGTGTTGTGCTGTCCACCAAATCATCATAGTCTCCATAAGGAAATGATGCACATTCTTCTATTACCTCTTCTGCGAACTTTTCATCCGGCGCCCAGATCATTCCAGACTCAAACAAGGGCGAAACTGCGCTCACTCTTGAATATTTATCTTGGCCTTTACTGGGTGTGAAATTTATAACAGGTATGCCTACTTTTCGCAACTCGTATGTTAGTGGAAGACCAGAAGCTTTGGCCTCTATGATTACTGTATCAGGATTCCAGTATCTATATTGCTCTAATGCTTCCTTCTTAAGCTCTGGAAACTCTAGTCTTTCTTTGAAAGCATCTAATAATATTAGATGTGCAGGACTATCTTCACTAGGATAAAATACACCCCAGGTGGTTATTGCAGAATAATCTGCAGATTCTTTTTTAGAAAAAGCTGTGTCGTAAGATTGTATAACGTGCTCTAGTTTTGGAATCCTAGCTTCCTCCCACATATTCCACCACTCACGTTTAATGATACTACCTTCTTCTGAAGTTGGATTTTGCATCCACTGTGCATTCCATTTTGAAAGACTCAAAGAAGCTTTGACACCTTCTAGTTCAGGCAGCTTCCAATATTGAGGCCAGATAGGTTTACCTGATGGCATAATTGCTGGAAACTCTATGATGTCCCATTTATCTGCTTTGATATGTTTTTGAGAATTTAATAATGCTCCTGTTAAATCTTTTAGACTCCAACGAGTCATGACCACGACGATCGCTCCACCTGGCTGTAAACGTTGACGTGGTCCTGATGTATACCACTCGTAAGCTTTTTCTAGAGCTTCAGGATTCATTGCGTCTTGTTCTGAGTGTGGGTCATCGATGATCAATAAATCCGCTCCACGACCCGTGATCGCCGATCCCACACCCGCAGCATAGTACTCACCTCCTTGCTCGGTTTCCCATTTACCCGCGGCCTGTGAGTCTTCTCTGAGTCGTGTGTTAAATATTTTTTGATACTCAGGAGAATCAATTAACGTTTTAGCTTTTCGTCCAAAACGGAGCGCGAGTTCTGTAGTGTGTGTTGTCTGTATAATTTTAAGATCTGGTTTACGTCCAACCATCCAAGCAGGAAGTAAGAAAGATGCAAACTCAGATTTAGTATGCCTTGGTGGCATGTTGATAATTAATC